TGAGACATCGGGATTATTCAACTGCTCCTTCATTATAGCGTAACGATCAGCTTGCTCTGGATCTTGCTCTGATAACATATCAAGCAGGTTACTTTGTCCTTTTATGAAAGCTTGATTTTTTTTCTGCTTCTCCTTATTTAGCCCATATTTTTCAATTGCGCCCCCAATCTGGCTTCCCACATTGGCAAACATTTGGCCATACGCCCGTCCAGGGGCGGTTGCCGCATTCATGTCCATCCGTGCTATTGCTGGGCCTGGGCCTCGTCCGTAAAAAGGTTGTCTTGCCATAATGTTATCTCCTTATTTTTGAATCCATCCACATACGAATAATTGCTTTCAAGCGTGGTTTATCTTTAATAAATCGTGCAAAGCGTTCTCCATATTTTTTATACAAATTAAAGAACCAATTAGGTGATTCTAAGAACATCCATATACGGAACATTTTCCATGCAGGATTTTTCTCTCCATAGACTTCTCTTGCTACCCAGCATCCTAATGCTGCTGCTCCAATTGTGCCAATTGCTCCTAATGCTCCTTTAAAAATTCCTGCACGATTTGCAGCAGTCGCTGTTTTTGCATCCATGATGCCCTGATAGTTTTGCGTAGTTAAATTACCTGAGTAATTAGATTCCGGATTAAAGATCGCTGGGCTTGAATTGAGTGCAAATCCACTTGTTCCAAACTGTTGGGAGACTTGACCTGGTACTTGTGATGCACGCCCTGTAATAGCAAGCAATGGATCAGTAGGGGCAAGACCATATGCGCTTGCTGCATTGGCAAGCCTTTGTTGTTTAATTGCACGATTAGCAGAAAGTCTTTGACTTACTGCATCTGCAAGTGTGGATGCCTGCCCTTCCATTCCTCGATCTGCTGCACCCGCAAGAATTTGCTGATCAAGATCTCTCTGTTCAGTTTGAGTCAATCCCATTCCAGCCTCTAAGTTTTCTTGAGCAGATTCAAGGATTCCTTGACGGAGTGAATCTGCTAGTGGATCAGCTTCTCTTTGTGCTTCTAATAAATCACCACCAAATTCACGCAGCATATTAATGTCACCTTCAACTGCTGTTGCACGTTGTCGAGTAAGTGATGGTGCAATATCTTCTTCATACGCTTGCAGTAAACCTTTATCTGTGTCTATACCTAATTGCTCTAAAAGCATTTGCCTTTCGAGATTAGCATACTCTGGACGAAATCTAGCTTCACTTTTAAAAAGATCAGGTGCTAAGTCGATTTGCGCACGTAAAGTATCACGAGTCTCTTGGCCGTAATCGCGAGGTGGAGGTGGTGAAACTTTACCTTTTTTGTAACTAGGTACATCACCAGCGGCTGGCATTCCACTACCGCCCATTTCTTTAAGCATCATTTCTTCTGCTGGATTTACAAATGCAAGCCTTTCACCTTTGGGCGCAGAAGCATTAAGTTTATCAGCAGCTAATTTTAAAGGATCATCATTCATACACTTACTTTCTTATATAATTTATTCCATGAAACGGTTCTTAAATTTGTTTCTCCGTTTAAAGTTAATCGTCTAAATTTAACAAAAGGTAATGGATTTACTTGATCCATTATATCCTTTATACATCCTTTACCAGCAACCCATCTTACATACCAAGTATCTGGATTTTTGCAGAACCATTGATCACTTGCATCTTTAGATCCATCTATTGCTTTAAGCATCATAAAGTAAGAAGGATTACTAATTACTAAACCACCAATCATGTAGTTGTGCAGTTCACTAAAGAACTTTGATTTATCCTCGTACAATGCAACGATTTGCTGGTAGGGAGCAAAGCCCTCCAACTTGGTTAGCATTTCTGTTTTTAGGTTTCCCATTAAGCTGATATAGTTGCTCCTGGGGCTGCTAATACTTTCCAAGCACCTGCTCCCGCTGTTCCTGTGTACATCGCTAGGCATGGACTACCTGAATTTCCATTAGACACATAAGCAATATTTCCAGGCAATGCACCATCTTCTGCTGCGGTTGGCATTTCTGCAACAGTACCACCAGCAATCGAAAGGTTTCTTTCAAAAATACTAAACGCTTGGGTTGCATCACCATCTTGCCATCCAAATCTTAATGCGTGTTCATTCAAGGATATAGCCATTTCGGATGGGACTTCTGCGGCTGTTGTATCTTTTAGATAGAGCTGAAGTAACTCACCTTTAAGTTTTACTTTTGTTGCAGTAAGATCGTAACCAGATTCATTCAAAGTGCCTATTCCCACGCCACTGTTAACATAGTTTAACTCAGTATCTGTAGAACTAATCTTAGCAGCTGTAACTGCACCTGTGGCAATCTTTGCAGTAGTTACACCATCCGATGCTCCTGTTGAGTCTGCTATATTTGCAGTTTGCACAGCGTTATCTGCCAACTCTGAATTACCGACTGCATCTGCGGCTATTGAGTCTGCATTCACTGCACCTGTGGCGATCTTTGCGTTTGTTATTCCATCGTCCTTTACTTGGAGGTATCCACCCGAATGTACTTCTAATGAAGTGTTATCAGTTGTTTCATTTGAACCACTGACAAAGGTTGCTGAATCCACCAGCGAGTTTAAGTTTGCCGCAGTTACTGAGTCACCGCTTGAGTAAGTATTTCCTTTTGATAAAATTGCCATAATTTATGTTGTTGAAGTTTGTGACCTGTCTGCCAATCGAGCATCAATTTTAACTGCTCTTACAAATGGCCTACCCTGTGATGGTGTAATGGTTGCAGAGCATCCAAACCCACGAAGTCGGACGGATGTTCTAAGTGATGCATCCTCACTTTGTGCAAGCACAGAACCAAATGTACCAGATATGGATGCACCTGTTCTCGTGGCATCGGGATCGGATGATGTAAAAGATATTGATGCGTCAGAAGTTGAGTCTGTATCTGATTTTAAATGTAGCTCGCCACGGGCAAACATCTTCCTGTCTATAGTCTCCATATCATATTCACGAGTGGTGAGTATAGAATTTACTGCAATAGTCTCAGGTATTGATACACCCGCTTGTACACTTATCTGATCACCTGAGTCAGATCCTTCAATCCTATGTACACCACCTTGAGAAGTGGTTATATATAGTGCATTCTCGCTACCCTCACGGGCAACAAGCATATCACGAACATTAAACCCTGTTGAATTTACAGAGTCAATTGACTCCCAACCACCATTAATTAAATTGTAAACAAGTATAAAATTATTTTCAGTCGAACCATCTAGTGGGACTGCAAGATAATAGCGATTATCAAAATATGCACCAACTGATTGATCTACATAGTCTTGATTAATCCGATCAATATAAGGTTGAATTGCTTCAGATAGAGGAACTTCTAAACCTCTAAGATTATATGCATCTAAATATTCGAGTCCAAATACACCTTGGTCAGATAAAAAGAATATCTTGTTAGCAATCTGTACAACTGAACCCCTTGCTGAACATCCAATGTCAGGAGTTACTACATTGACACGCACATCTGCTAAACTACCTGACACTCCATCAATTTGATGAATTGATCGTCTAGCAAATACGACTAGTTTGTCTTCTGTAAAAGGTTCTAGTCCAACAATAAAATCAGAAGAACCACCTGTTATTTTTAATGCACCACCAATCGCATCAAATGTATCTGAGTCTAAAATATCAGATGCAATCAATTCATCGTTATTCGATCTTTTTTGTGGCGAGCCAGCAGAGTCATAAAAGTATGGCATCCATAATCTACGCTGATTTAATACTGCAAATGGAGTAGCTGGTTGATGCACGAAGTAACTTATTGCCTGTGGCTTTGATAGTACCAAGTTTACGCTTTGACCAAGCGATACATTTTCAACATCCAAGTTAAACTTAAATGTGTTTGCATCTGTTACCTCTGCAACTTTAACAGACTGTTGAGCAAATAAATTAAGCGGGCTATCTGCTTTAATTATCTCTAAGTCCTCCCCTTGGTTTAATCCATGAGAAGTCTCTGTTACAGTGACCTGTCCATTAGATGCTTCGATAGCAGTATCTATTATATAACTTGGCACTGTGTAATTACCTGACTGAACTAAAGTAAAATCACTAAAGTATTGAGCAGTTGCACCACTAACATTAAATGTTTCACTCCCTGAGTCTGTAGATGTAACTGTAAATTGATTAGCGCTTGGTGCAGTGATTACTTTATATACACCATTTGGATTTGTAGTATAATTCCCTAATCCAACAAGCGTTACAAATTCACCCACGGATCTTCCATGTCCTGTGCAGTTAACAGTTATTGTTGTGCCACTCCTACTTGCTGAACTTATCGACTTTGATGTGAGTATAGGAGTTGACTCAAAACTTGTTTTATCACCACGGAATATAAAGACT